CCGGTAACAGCGGTGCAGCGTCTCAAGGCTCATCTTCAGGACGCCTGCCATCTGTGCGTGCGCAATGCCGATCGCCGCCATCAGCTTAATCTGGTTGCGCAATTCCTCGCGCGGGTGTTCCTCGCCACGCTTAGGCCGGGCCATTGGTCTGCTTTCTGTGAACCGGGCTAATGATCTTTGGGGCAATGGCGCCCCACGCAACCTGATGGTGTAGGCGTCTCCGGTTGTCACCCATCAGCGTAATCTTCACCGCGCTAGGGGCCACGATCACGGAATAGAAGGATTTCACGTAGGTGCCGAAGGCCTTGTAGATTTCCGTCAGGCCGCCGGCGTTCTCTTGCGTGTTGCCCTGATCAAGAGAGAACAGGGTTGTCGAGAGAAACACTCTCGAGCCGTCACGCTGAAGCAGGCTGCTATTCACATCGTCATTGAGCTTGCCGAGAAACTTGAACGGCCGGTCAACGTCGCACAGGAAAAAATTCATGGCCTTGCGCTTCCACTTGCCCACCTTGCCCTCACCGCCGCCGATGAAGTCCCCGCCCTGACATATGGCGAACGTGGTGAGGTAGGGCACGGACACATAGAAGCGGAGGAGCAACGCGAAGACCGTGTCGAGGTCGTGGATTATGGTGGTCGTCTTGTTGTTCTGCCACTCCTCGCGGAAGCGGAACGCGAAGTGGTAATAGTCGTCATCAAGCTGCACAAAGTACCGGAAGCCGGCCGCGCGCACCAACTCGTGAACCGCATTGCGGGCATAGAGCACGGAACGCCGCTCGGGGAAGTTGTCCACCTCGTCCGCCGGATCATACACGGCCTCTTTCGAGAACGTGATAACCTCGTCGCCGAACTTTTCCCGATACTGGTCAAGCTCCGGGTCCGCGTCATCGACCACGATGCGGATGGCCCCTGTATACCCCCGCTTGCGCAGGAGCTTGTAGGTGGACACGTCGGCGGAACGCTTGTGTGAGAAGATCACCGCGCAAAAGGTGGCCGGATCAATCTTCGCCATGTTGATCCATAAAGGCCTCCATGGCCTCGTCCGCCAGCTGAACGTAACCCCGCTTGATGGCGTCATCGAAGTCGATGACCACCAGCGCGGATTGCTCGAAGAGCGCCTGAACGTCCGCCGGCGCGTGAGCATACTTCTCGGCGATGAGGCCGAAGTTGAAACGGATGTGACGGGACGCGGCCAGCTTCAGAAAGCGGCGCGTCTCGTGGTCAAGGCCTGGCGCCTTGTCGATTTCGCTTGTGAGCGCGTTATATTTCTCGACGTCCGCAAGCTTGGCCCATGGCGGGTTCTCGCCGCGGATTTCATAGACCGGGGACGCAACCTTGTGGGTGTAGGCGTCATGGTCGAGCAGGCTTTTCTCGGATCCCGAAGCGAACAGGTCATCGAGGAACGCGCCGTCAAAGCCCATCAGGCCAACGTCAAAGCCCTCGGCCTGCAAGTCACCGATCTCGACCTTCAACAATTCCATGTCCCAACCGGCATTCTGCGCCAGCTGGTTGTCCGCAAGCACATAGGCCCGCTTCTGCGCGTCGGTCCAACCCGTCGCCACGATGCAGGGCACGTCCTCGATCTTCAGCTTGCGCGCAGCCATCACGCGACCGTGGCCGGCAATGATCCCGCCTGCTTCATCGATCAGCACCGGGTTCGTCCAGCCCCACTCGCGAATGCTGGCCGCTATCTGGGCCACCTGCGCCTCTGAGTGCGTGCGAGCATTCCGGGCGTAAGGGATCAGGCTGGCCACTGAACGACGTTCTGGCGCGTCGCTAGGCCACTTCGCGCGCGTTGACGTTACAGTTTGCGCATCATTTGATGCTTTACGCGCCATCAATCAACGCTTTGACTTCTCGCCCGAACACTTCCACCGCTTCCGGCTCAGGTTCAGGGGGCTATTCGGATCGGCCGCGGCTTTGGGGTGCGCTCGCTTCTGGGCGGCCGATCGTGCGCAGTAGGCGTCACCCTTGGCGGTTCCTGGCTTGACACGCGGACCGCCGCCCTTGGCTTCACCAGCCTGGCCATAGCTCACACGCTTGCCGGAAGCGGTGACCTTGACGCGGGCTTTGCCGGGAGCTGGGCTGGCCATCACTTGCCCCGCTTCTTCGCAGTCTTCGCGGACGCCCGAAACGCCGCGGCGGTTGGTGCGCCTTTGGCTCCAACCTTGCGCATCTTCTCGCCAGACCCTGCGGCAATGCGGGCCTTCTTGGCGTTGATGTTTGCGTACAGGCCCGGTTTACTCGCCATCGAAGAATATCTCTATCGGGTCCGGAATGTCGGCGTTGTGGTACTCGTGCCCTATCCATAACTCAATCACGACACGGCGCGGATTGTCAAGCAGGATGGCGGTTGCCTGGGGCCATGAGCGGGTCGGGCGGAAGTTCTTGCGAAACGCCGCGCTCCACATTTCCGCGACTGCCTTGCATGCTGTAGCCTCGATCAGGCGCTGGGCCTTGCGCCGGCGCATGTCGGTGACGTCCAGTTCGCGAACCGCCTCGATGACGTGTCCGACAATGGCTTCGATGAATTCATCATCAACGATGTGGGGGAAGAACACGGCTTGGATCAGATTGGCCATGGGAAGGACCCGCCAGAGTTAGGGTTCAATCTACTCTGACGGGTGGACCCCTCGTCGGTCAGCACCGACACGGAAAATCTACCTATTCCGCCGCGTCTGTCAACGTCACGGACGCCATTGCCTTGGCTTTGGCGCGTTCCAGCAGGTACAGGATCACGCCCACGTCGCTTGTGCTGGACGTAATCCATTCTGCGCCGTCCACATCGAAACCGAGGACGATGGCGCTGGAAAGCTTGTCCTTGGCTGCGGCAAGGATCGCGTTGGCTGTCGGGCTATCAAAGCTCACCACGCCCCACCATCCGCGCCATTGGTAATCGTGGCCTCGACGCGCGTCACGTCGATGTCAGCCGGCGCTGGCGGTTCGGCGCGGGCGGCCTGCAGCGCGATGTCGGCGGCATGCAAGCGAGCCTGGGCATCTGATAGATTTACTGTGGCCTGGCTCATGCGCGTGTCAGCCAGGATCTGGTCAACGCGGGCATCGTCTCGCGCCCCGAACGCTCGGCGTACTGCGGCGGACGCTTCGCGGAATTCCATGATGGCTTCGGCTTCGTTCATTGGGTGGTCTCCTCTCGTGTCAGGCGAGCGTTGTGCATCGCTTGCCGCGTGTGGTCAACCGAAAACCAGCAAGCTGCAATCAAGAGCGCACCAGTCGCACCTACCTATAGGTAGTAGGTGCGGTGCGGTGCGGCCCTTTCCTGATTTTGCTAGCTTTTTGCCAACCCCGCACCAGTGCACCTAGGTGCGCTCAGGTGCGCTAGGTGCGCTCTTGACCATCCTGAGTTGCGCCACCCATTCCGCCTGCACGATGTGCCAGCCGCCCTGTGTCGGTGCGATGTAGGAGGCTTGCAAGAGGACGCTGACCGGCTTGTGTTCGGCGTTGGGATTTAGGTAGTTCCGGACGGCTTTTTCCGATATTCCATCTATTAGAAAAACTTCACGCAAAGCGTCCCTGTCAACGAAGGGGAGACTATCCCGCCAGACACATCCGCCATGCTCCCACGCGCGCCGGAATGTCTGCTGGTATTGCCCCGCTTTGGGGTGTGCTTTGGGCTGGTGTTGGCGCTCGCTGAGGGAGACGACTGCGCTTGTGACCTGCTCGCCATCCTCGTCCAGCCAGCCTGTGATCGGGACCGACATCAGCTCAACGGTGATGTCCTCGGCCAGCTCGGCGTCCTTGCTCTTGCGCTGGACGACTTGCATGGTTCCGTTGTCCTGCGGGACCACGGATACTTCGATATCCAGCGCCCCGCGCCAGGCGGAGGATCCGCGCGCCCGATGCTGGGCCTCGTCGCTCACGCCTGTGTGATGGACGAGGACGACGGCGCAGGAAAAGATTTCCATCAGCTCGGCGCAGGCATCCAGCATGGTCTTGGCGTCCTGCGCCTTGTTCTCGTCGCCGTTCAGGAAGCGGTGAAGGGTATCGACCACGATCACGGCCGGGGTAACGGGAAGCTCCCGGACGGCGTCGGAAACGCGGCGCAGGCCCTCGCGCGTGTTCAGGTCGCACCCGCCCTTCGACAGCCACATGTCGAGGCGGAGCACGCCGTGGTGCTGCTTCCACGCCGCTACCCTGCCCCGCAGGCCCTGGTGGCCCTCGCCGGCGAGGTAGACCACGGGACCGGGGCGCACCTTGCGGCCGTTCCACTGACGAGCCCCTGACGCCATTGTCAGGACCCAATCCAGCACGAGGAACGTCTTGCCGCCCCCGGATGGGCCGTGAACCATGATCAGGGCCCGATCCTGCAGCCAGCCCTTGACCAGCCAGGATATCGGCGCGGGCTGGGCGGAAAAGTCGTCCGCCGGGATCAGCCATTGATCGATCGGCGGGTTAAGCAATGCCGCGAGGTCGTGGCCCGCGGCGCGGTAATCGTTGGCATCGCCGGGGATGGGGACGAGGATAAGGCGGGCGCCGTGCTTTGCGGCGGCCTGCTCGCCGTAACGCTGCCCGACGCCGGATGCGTCATTGTCGGCGACGATAACAACTCTTGCCGAAGGGTGAGCCGCGGCAATGGCTCCCGTCACCGGCACAAGGTTCGATGCGCTATAGGCGACGACACATGGGCGGCCCGTCACCTCGTGGATGGTGGCTGCTGTCGCAAAGCCCTCCGCAACGTAAATCGTGTCACCCTCAAGCGCCCCGACGCTCCAGTATTTGCCGCCAGTGGCCCCGCCTGGGTGATAAAGCTTGCCCCCGTCAGCGTCGATGTACTGGAGGGAGGACAAAGAACCGTCCGTGTTGAACAGGGGCGCCATCAGGCGGCCGTCGCCTGTAATGCGCAGGCCATGAGCGCTAACGCCCTTGCGCATAAGGTAGGGATGATCCGGGCTGGCGGCTCCCGCTTGTGACCAGATCAGCTCCACACTATCGGCGGCGCTGGCCGCTTTGGCATCGCGGGCCGATCGAGCTTCGGCCTGCCGGCGGGAGACTGATGCCAACTCGACCGGTGTTAATTCACGACCAATGTCCGCGCGCCACGTGCTGGAAGCACCAGTGCGCCAATCGCCGAACATTCCCGCCGGAACGCCATCGGGGAAGAACACATACCATCCCGGCTTGTCGTGGCCCGGCTGGCCTTTGCTGCCGGTTGCGTAGCGATGCAGCTTGCCATCCATCTCTATCGACGGTGGCGGTGTTATGCCTGCCGACGCCATCGCCTGGCGGATCTGCTCGTCGATCGCCACCGGCGTCGGCAGACGCCACGGCCCGCCGAATATCTGCGTCACGTCCACCATGATTTCCGTCTCCTGTTTAAATCAGGGTTGCACATCCGTGCACGCTGTGCAATAAACATCCTGCCCGACCGGATCAGCCGACAGGGCGAAACAGGAAACGAAACAATGGCGATTAACTTGAAGCGCACGAGCGCACTTGCGCGTGATGGCGTTAAACTGCTCGTGTACGGACAAGCCGGCGCGGGCAAGACTTCCCTAATTCCCACACTTCCAAATCCAATCACGCTGTCAGCAGAGGCTGGCCTTCTGTCGATCGCGGGCGCTGATTTGCCCTACATCGAGATCGGCAACATCGCTGATTTGCAGGACGCTCTTGAATGGCTGACCGCCTCTGAAGAGGCGGCTGCATATCAGTCCGTGGCGCTGGATAGCATTAGCGAAATTGCCGAGGTTGTGCTCGGCGACGAAAAGCGCATCGCAAAGGATCCGCGTCAGGCTTACGGCGCAATGCAGGAAGCGATGGCGCACATTATCCGCGCGTTCCGCGACCTTCCCGGCAAGCACGTCTACATGTCGGCCAAGCTGGACAAGAGCCAGGACGAAATGGGTCGCATCCTCTATGCGCCATCCATGCCCGGCCAGAAGAGCGGCCAGCAATTGCCTTACTTCTTCGACGAGGTGCTGGCCCTGCGCGTCGAGAAAGACGCCGAAGGCGTGCCGCAGCGCGGGCTGATGTGCGACGGCGACGGCCTCTGGCTGGCGAAGGATCGCTCTGGGCGGCTGGACGCATGGGAAGCGCCGGACCTTGGGGC